AAGTCTTTCTAGCTGAAATCCTGCTAGTTAGGCGTCTTAGAGCTTTACGGATGACCCTCGCATCTCGTCCTACTCTAGCCTCTTCTCGGAGGGCTTTACTCATACCACCTTCGGATTCCACCCCAGTGATAGAGTCCACAACAACCATACTAGGATATCGCCAGTCATCCGCCTCTAGCTTATCAAGGAACATATCTATAGCATCGAACACTTTCTCAATGCTATCTGCCTCTACCAAAAGCATGTTATCTACATCAACGCCGATCTTCTTAGCTCTAGGTCGGGTCAGATCGAAGGTATATTCAGTATCAATATACATAACAAGACCACCCTGTCGCTGACATTCTGCCATAGCGTGTAACGCTGCGGTAGTCTTTCCTGATGCCTCGAACCCAAAGAACTCTAATATTCTTCCAGCGGGGTAGCCAGGCTTGCCGATAGATAATTCAAGCTGAGGCATTCCTGATGGTATTGCGAACGGAACATGAGACGCTATAGACAAGTCGGCTCCAGTAGTTATGCTAATACCGCCAGCTTTCGCTAGGCCCTTATTCTTGGAAAATTCTTTGTTTATCCCCTTAATAAATTCCTTAACTATATCATTAGGCATCTAGTAACATCCTTATGTCCTTACCGAATTTAGATTCGTATTTAGACCTAACAACAGTCAAAGCTTCAGTTACCTTTAGCTTGGAGACAACTAATGCCTCGATAGTAGTATCTATTTCGGCATACTGTGATATCAACGTAACGTAAGCAGCGAGGTACTGATATTCATTACTCACACGCCAACCCCGCTAGTTTTCTGCGACTACATGATATTTTAATCATACTTAGTCCACCTACCACATTAGAGGGATCACTTTGGTTCCCGGAGGTATCTATAGCTACTGCGTGATAGGAGTGACCTAATGTATCTGGTACATCCCAAGCGGCACAGAGATTAACTTGGTACAGCCCTGTACTGGCTACTACAACGCCGTCCTCATATAGATCAATTCTGTCCGTGTCTAGTTCTGGTGGCCACAACACAGCCATAGTATCAGCCTTAGCGGGCAACGCCAGGCACAGTATTAGAGCTGCAACTATTGCTTTCAATTCATATCCCCTTTTGCCTTAGCGGCAAAACTATTGCTTTCAATTCATATCCTTTTGCCAGAGCATAAGACCTCGAATAGACAATACAAAATAGATGGTATTATTTAGAAAGAATACAGGCGACCCTACTAAACAAGAGAAAATAGTCCAAAACGAACCACCTACAAGTGCCCAGTACCATCCACGATAATCTCTGTTACCCAGCTTCCACTTAGCAATAACACCGCATACTATGGCTATGCCACCTATAACTTCTTGTGCTAGAAACCACTCGTCCATTTAGAAAGAGACTACGCGCAGCTGCTCCGGTGTTACGGTGGCGGTGTCAGTTGTTGGGGCACAATCCTCAGTTACAGTGGGCGTTATCGCCACAGGCGTGGTCGTCTTCCGTGGTCTACCTCGTGGGCGAATAACCCCTCCAGCTCTAAATACTAGTCTACGTACTGTCTGGGGGTTGACACCGAACTTATTACCGATATTACGTAGCGACTCTTCAGCTTCATACATCGCTACCATTTCACTAATAACTTCAGCCTTAACACTTGACGTTCTCATTTAATTTCTCCTTAATGTAATGTATACTGTTAGGACGTAGGGGGTTCTGGAATAACGGGCACTGGAACAATCGTGATACCACTAACTGTGTTCAATTGAGTAGCAGGTACTTCAGTGCTTTTAACCTGTTCGTATAAGCCGCCTGCTGTACCTCCCGGTACAGGCACTGCCACCGAAGGAAAGCCGAATACTTTTGCCTTTCCTTCAATTGCCGCTTGTACTTCCTCAATAGGACGTGGCGCAGGTACAGCGTCATTAAGATCAAACTGAGTAAAATTAGAAGGATCCACATTCTGGGCCTTTAGTATATCTATAATATTAGTTCGATCCCGGAAAGCCTTAACGTTATAACGGGTGTCCTTGACAGTATCGCCCGTTCTCTCTACGGCCAGCGTAAAGCCTGAAGTGATATTGGTGATATCACCGTAGCCCTCAGAATAGGCGCGGTCTAAATCTACCATTTCCTTCTTTACCATTACGCCAGACTTGAGTACTTTCACTCCATCCTTAGCAGTAACACCATTGTTATCCGATAGGACGATGGCATTAAATAGGTATGCCCTCTTAGGCTGGAAGTCTTTGAACGATGAGTTGCCAGCCGCCGATAGCTCTTCACCTTTGTTACAGATGAGACAGGTCTGACCGAACTGTCTCGCGCAGGTAAAGTTTGCCGCCCTACCACCTAATGGTAGGTGGTGGTCATAATACTCTTTAAACCATACGCCTTCAGCGCTAAAGGCTGGAAGAATACGGAGGATAGTCTTACCTTTCTTAAGGTAGTAGAAAGGTACCTTCGTATTCTCTTCCTTAACTGCTTGCTTCCGGTCCTTATCGTACTCGTTCTGAATCTTTGTTGTGTTGGTTGGGTGCTGTACAAATGACATTAGTTTATTCCTTTATTAATTATTTCTACTGTTTCTAAAAATCTACTCTTACGTGCGATATAGTTATTTTGAAAGTCATTAGTACTTTCAAATGCTGCTTGTCCGGATATGGATATAGGATTGCCGCGAGGACCTGTCGGCGTGGAGCGACGGATAGTTGCACTAAAGTAGGCTACAATTTCGCCTGCCTCACCGGCATGAAAATATACTTGAAACATTACTTCTCCAGTCGTATTAGTTTAGTTTCACGATAGCTCATGCTTAGGAGACAATCAGCCTTCTTTTGCAATGCGACCATCACCCAGCGCATTATATTAGCATTTCGATTGGACTCGTGCAACGACGCAATAGCCCCCTCATATTCCGGGCTAGAAACAATCAAGCTCTTAACCTTGGCCTCAGTGAGGCGATCACTTGAACTCTTGGCAGCCATGCGAATATCTGCATCCTTATCCGCTTCTAACTTCTCCAGCGATGCCTCTTTGCGCGCGACTTCCATCCTAAGCTCAGCTTCAATACTACCACACTCTACAAGGTGTGCTCCGATATTACACATAGCTCTGTCTAAATCTGCAGGGTCTATTGTGAATAGTTTACTATCAAGTAATACTTTTTGCTTCCCATTTGGTTTGTCTATGTATACTTCCATTATTTTGCATCTCCGATCCAAGAGATCATATGCTCTAGCAGATCAAGTTTACCTAGTGCCTCAAAATCTTCCTTCCAAGTGCTCCGCATAAGGTGAGCTAGTCTTGCTCTTTCTATTCTTAGCAACGTCTCCCCCACGCCCTCTACCTGAGGTGGGGTAATGAATGAGGGAGTATTACCTCCACATCTGCACTTTGGCGTATACGGGGCTGCTATGGTCATTAAAATTTCCTTCCATGCTTATGAGGTCTAGATCTATTATATTCTAGTTTAGCGAGAATTGCACTGCCGACATCCAAATTAAATGCCTTTGCATAATCCATTATTCTGATGACAGCGTCACCCAGTTCGACCTCTACAGCTCCATATGTAGGAACCTTCGGGTCAGGAGGGTTACCGTCTCTCTCCGCTTCGAGCGCTTCAGATAATTCGCTGTGGATCAGAGCGATTATTTCTCCCCTATTTCGTGCTAACCCATCAGGCCAAAATCCTTTGGTTACATTATCCTTATGTACAATAGTTGCCAATTCATCCCATGCTTTTACAAAATCAGACATCTCTACTCCTAGGTTATAACTAAATCAATCCCCTTAAATGGTATAAGCCCCGTACCAGATATATGACAATAATCCAACTCAAACTTTGTAGCTTCGATACTCTGCCAGTACTCCTTTAACTTAGGAAACTTATGTTTATAATCAATATCATCCATTATAAGAAGTCCCGAGAAGTCAGACTTGCAGATATTATCGTAGATGGTTCTTTCATCCTCTCCGTTATGGGTTATATCTATCATTATAACCTGAAAGTTTGAATAGAATTCAGGGTGAATCTTCTTCGCGTCTCTTAAATCGAAGATGATATTTTTTGGAAAGGTGAATAAGCTTATATTACGTTTGTTCTGTCTAAATCTAGCATCGTCTATATCTATAGAAACAACAGTATTGGGGCGCTTACCTTCTAGAGATGTGGCCATAGAGAAAGCACTCCCTCCGTGTGAAGTACCTAAGTCTAGAAAATTAGATGCCTCAAACTGTCTTGTTATATTAACTAAAAGTCGGTAATGTTCCCTAGCTTTAGGCTGAAATCTATCCCAATAGTCGCCATGAATATTACACATAAGACTGGATAGGTTCATAGTCTGAATATCTGCTTTGTTTATTACTATTCGTTTCATTATCCCTCCGCATGCGCCCAAGAGATATCAGACCAGCCTGTCTCGCACTTAAACTGATATCCGCCGAATTCAGGTATTGGGCGTTGGGCTACTATTTTAAATACTTTGTCAAACCAATCAACGTGATCTTTTCGTACTCCATATGCCAAGGAGTCGTGGACGCTAGATAGGAAACGCACTTTATCCGGTCCTACTTTCTTATCTTCTAGAATAATATCTATAGCATTTGCTGTTCGAGTTGTCAAGTCGCCGGCTGGTCCTTGAATAATAGAATTAACTGCTTCTCTTTCAGCTGCCTGTCTGGCACCCTTATCGGGGTCGTTCAGACCTGGGAATCGTCTCTCCCTGCCGAATACGCTACGTAGCACGCAACCGTAGGCTCTAGCTAAATCAGGAGTCTCATCTAAGAATTGAGCTACTCTAGGGAATCTTTCTCGGTAAGCCTTGACCATTTTCTGGGCACGCTCAAGACCTATAACGTCTTCCTTCCCGGTAGTTGGATCCTCAAACGTTACCCTTGCCAGTGCATGGCCTTGTGAGCCAAAGATGATACCGAAATTCATCTTCTTACCAACATTAGTTCTATTCTTTTTCGATATCTTATCGGGGGTAACCTCAAGCATTGCGGCTGCAATCTCTCGGTGCAGGTCAGCTCCGGGGGTATTAAGAATTTCTAGAATCTTTTGCTCCCCCGTTACCAATCCGAAGATATGGAGTTCGATCTGGCAGTTATGAGACATCAACCCATTAGCTACAAAGGTACGGGAGGAGGTTTGAATGTTCATAACAGGCCCAATGCCAATATTCTCTATTTTAACTATCTTGGTATGATTTGTAGACCTACAACTTATATTGGAAAATATACTTTCCGCTTTTTTCAGTAGTCTGCTGGGTCTTATTGACCCCAAGAATCTTAACTTGTCCACTTGTCCGGCTATTCTTAACTTATGAACACCTGTTTTTGACTTATTTATATGTTAACGA